CCAAGCGGCGTGGCTACCCTGCACCCACTGTCGTGCGGTTCAGCGTTGCCGACGCGAAGAAGGCTGGACTGTGGGGCAAGTCTGGCCCGTGGAGCCAATACAGCAGCCGCATGCTGACCCTGAGAGCACGTGGCTTCGCCCTGCGTAACGCGTTCGCCGACGCCTTGCGTGGGCTCATCACGGCCGAAGAGGCCCAGGACTACCAGCACGAGCCGGTTCGCGAGCCCGTGGTGGTGCGTCCGAAGTTCCCGTCAACCGAGAGTCGCCCGGCGGCTGTGGAGCGCGGCCACGCCCCTGCAACAGCCGTTGATAGCCACGCGCAGCAGACGGCACAGCCGCCGGCCCTCTCGGCCACCAATGATCCCGTCGCCAATGCCCGGCTCGCCGTGCAGCGGACGAACAGCCTCGAACTGCTGGCCGCCCTGCGGGATCGCGTCAACCAGCGGCACAAGGAGGGCACGTTCACCGAGGCCCAGCGCAACGAGCTCGTGCACCTGATCGACGGCAAGTGCGAGTGGTTGGAAAGCGAGCCCGAGGACAACGGCCAGGAGTTCGCCCACGAGGCTGCCGCCACGGAGAACGCATCGTGAACGGATGGCCCACCTTCGATGACGTTGTCGCGTACCTCCGCGAGCACGGCAAAGCCGACATGGCGACCGTTGCCAGTGGAATGCGTGATGAGGCGCAACGTTGCCGCAAGGCTGCGGAGACGAGCCTCAAGGCATACCACGAACTGAAGCTGAAGCACGAGCCACCGGCGGCCACGCCAGGGTGGAGGAGTTACCAAGCCAAGACGGAGTCGAGCGACTGACACAGCCGGCACGCCATTGCCCCAGCGGCTCACCTGGCCGCATTGGTCGCCACGCGGTGAGTGGCGAGTAACCACCGCAGTCGCAGCCGTACCTCCCACGGTGATGCGATCGAACGCCCCACGTCACGGGGCCAATACACGAAGGAGCGTGAGACATGAGTCTGATTCCAAATGGATGGGTTCGCATGGCGGCGTACGACACGCGGCCAGATAAGAAGCATGGAAACCCAGGGGACGAGTATCGCGTTTTGCTTGCTGCTGCATCGCGCCGAGAAATCGACGTGATGACTGTCGCAGGCATTCGCGGAAAACTGGTCAACAAGACGCAGGCTGACGCATACCTTGCGAAACACGCGAAGCCATCGACGGCTACGCAAAAGCCTTGCGTCGATGTTGCGTCTGACGCCTTATTGCTGGCGATCAACTCCATCTCTTATCAGCTTGAGCGAATCGCGAACGCCATGGAGGCCAAGCCATGAGCGTCTTCATCGACTCCCAGTGCGACCTGCCGCTGTTCACGCAGCGAGCACCGAGCGTCAACGGCTCAATCACCTCGGCCAAGGCGGCCGACTCGCTCGGGCCGGCGACGTTGAACGCGATGCAGCGGCGCGTGCTCGAGCTGCTCGCGGCAACGCCTGACGGGCTGACCGACGAAGAGCAGCAGACCCGTTTGGGTATGAACCCGTCCACGCAGCGGCCACGGCGGATCGAACTTGCACGGCGTGGTCTGGTGGTTGAGGCCGGGACCAGGCGGACGGCGTCAGGGCGGATGGCCACGGTGTGGAGGGTTGCGTGATGGCGAAGCCGCAGTGGCTGCAGGACAAGGAACGCGACGGCCTGGCGGAGCGCAAGGCCAAGTACGAGGCGACGCGAGATCTCGACTTTGAGGAGTGCGTGATTGCCTACTGCAACTGGCGAGCGGACGGGCACCAAGGCTCGTTCGATTTGTTCAAACGCGATTGGTACGCGAGACGCGGGAAGGTGATTTGACGTGTGTGCCACGGTAGGCACTGGTTCAGAACACAACGCAAGGAGGCACACGTATGCCGCAGGTTTTTGAAGACATCATCGTTGACGCCGAGTTCGCCTCACTGATTCCGCCGCTGTCGGCGGAAGAGCGGCAGCAGCTGGAAGAGAACATCATTGAGCACGGCGGTGCACGCGACCCGCTGGTGGTGTGGGTTCCATCTGAGTGGACTCCAGACGGATGCGCTAAGCCGCTTTCCTACAGCAATCCAGACAGCATTGACGATGGGTCGCTGGATAGTTCTTTAGCCGGCGAGCCTGCCTGGTACGGCGACGACGGCGACACATACTTCCGTGAAGATTGGCCTCGCACGCTGCTCGACGGCCACAACCGCTACGAGATCTGCACGCGGCTGGGGCTGCCGTTCGACATCGAGGAGATGTCGTTCAAGAACCGTGACGACGCTGCTGACTGGATGGATCGAAACCAACTGGGCCGCAGGAACCTTCACCCGGATGCGTTCACCCTGCTGCTCGGGCGGCGATACAACCGCGCAAAGAAAGCCGAAGGCGGAAGGACTGGCCGCGATTTTGGGGTGGAAAAAGTTGCCACCCCAAAGACGGCAGAAAAGATCGCACGGGAACATGGCGTCAGCGAAAAAACGGTTCGCAACGCAGGCAAGGTTGCCGAGGCCGTAGACAAGCTCAAGGCAGTCGACCCTCAGATTGAGCGACGGGTTGCATCAGGAACGGCCCCCGCAAGGGCTGCCGTCGTCAAGGCCGCAGCCCTGCTCGAGAAAGCCCCAGAACGGGCGCGTGAAATCATCGAGGGCCAGAAGAAGATGGCCGACGTGATCCGCGAAGAAAAGCGTGCGGAGGTTGTCGCGAAGCTGGAGAACGTCGAGGCCCGCAAGGCAAAGGAACTTGCAGGTCAGTACGACGTGATCGTTATCGACCCGCCGTGGCCTATGGAAAAGATCGAGCGAGACGTGACGCCAGAGCAGGTTGCGTTTGAATACCCAACCATGCAGGAGTCAGACCTCGCGGCGATGAAGATGCCTGCGGCAGACGATTGCCACCTATGGCTCTGGACCACGCATCGCTTCCTGCCGATGGCGATGCGGCTACTGGATTCGTGGGGATTTAAGTACGTCTGCACTTTTGTCTGGCACAAGCCTGGTGGATTCCAGCCGTTCGGCCTGCCGCAATACAACTGCGAGTTCGCTATTTACGCCAGGCGTGGCACGCCTCAGTTCATCGACACCAAAGCCTTCCCCGTCTGCTTTGCAGCATCACGCGGGAAGCACAGCGAGAAGCCAGAGGATTTCTACGACGTTGTGCGCCGCGTCACCGCTGGCCGCCGCATTGACATCTTCAATCGCAGAAAGATTGAAGGATTTGATGTGTGGGGAAAGGAGGCCGACTAATGACGGCAACCTATAGGCGGCAGCGAGCGTGGTCTGACGCCCTGCTAGGTGAGGCCAGAATGCTCGTTGGCTTTTGCACCGTGTCGGCAGCCGACCACGAAGACGACACGGAGCGTGCAACAGACCTGCGATGGTTTAACACCAGCGGCGCACAGTCTGCGCGTGTCGCATGCAGGCTCCGTGACCACAGTTACTTCCTTCGGTATCCAGACGAGTTCACTATCCGATCGTATTCAAACGGATACCAAACTGAACTCGACAAAATCATGGCCGGTCACGGCACGCATGCGCTGTATGGATTTCGAACGCCTGACGGCCAGCACATCGGGGCGTGGAGATTCTTGGATTTGTTTGTCTTTCGCAGCTGGTACTTCAGCACGCAAAAAAGTGTTCTTGAGGGCCGCATTCGGCAGCAGTGGTCTGTTCAGGACAACGGAGACGGAACCAAGTTTTACGCCTTTAAGTACGACGCATTGCCACAAGGATTCGTGATGTTTCAGGGCACAGGAATGCAGGTGTGCGACAACGCAATGGTGGAGGTTGATTTCTAAGTATGGCACTGATGTCACAAGACGTTTACTTGACTGTCGAAGACCTTCGCGTAATCCGTGACTCCCTTGATTACTCGGTGCAGCGGGTAGGCGACTACCAGCACCTCCAGCATTCACACAAACGTGACTCGCTGCGGCCAATCGAGGCGGCAAGGGACAAGGTACGGGCGCTGATAGCAAGCAGGAAGGTGGCAACCAATGGCCGGTGAATGGATTCCACTTGACTGCAACCTGGGCACGAAGCCCGAGGTGCTCGAGCTGGTGGACGAAACCGGGCTGCCTGTTGAGGCGGTCTGCTGGCGTCTCATCCAGTTGTGGTCATGGGCTGCGCTAAACTCGTCGGACGGCACGATCCGGGCCACGCCTGCCCGCCTTGGTGCCGTGGCTGGCGGTGAAGAAGCGTTCTGGCTTGCCGTTGAGCGTGTCGGCTGGGTGACGTTCTTAAACGGCACACTCGTCATCAACGGGTGGGACAAAAGGTTCTCCCGAGCTGCCAAGGCGAGGCTAGAAGACGCCCGCAGAAAGGCTGAAAAACGCGTGGAAAATCGCAATGTCCGGACTTTGTCCGAAAAGTGTCCGGAAAAAAACGGACTACAGGAGAGGACAGTACAGGAGAGGACAGAAGAAGAAATACAACCGGCTGCGCCGGTAGCTACGAGCGATCCGCCGAAGCGGCGGAAACGCTCGCAGCCCCACGATGCCGTCTCGTGGACTGCTGACGCAGGGTGGACGGGCATCACGGACGCCGACCGGCAGGAATGGCGTCTGGCGTACCCAGCGTGCGATCTGGCGGCAGAACTCGCCAAAGCCACGTCTTGGCTCAGGGCGAACCCAGCAAAGGCTCACAAGAGCAACTGGCGGCGTTTCCTTGTGTCCTGGCTGACTCGCTCGCAGGACCGTGGCGGGACGCACCGCGAGCCAGGTAGGCGGCCGGACGAGAAGCCGCCCCCGAAGGCATGGCGGGACGAGTACCGCCCTGCACCGTACCGCAGCCCCAAGGAAGTCGCCGCGCTTGCGGCCGGAATGAAACTCAAGGAGGAGGATCTATGAGCGAGACGATTCAGCCACCCGCCACCGACCGCCAGCGCGAGATCCTCGACTTCGTCCGCGAACGCACGGCGATCTGCGGCCCGACCGTCCGCGAGATCATGGAGCACTTTGGCTTTCGCAGCCCCAACGGTGCGATGTGCCACATCCTGGCCCTGGAGCGGAAGGGGCTCATCCGCCGCCGTGCCGGCCAGACGCGCGGAATCGAGGTGGTGTCATGAGCCGCCGCAAGCCTTCCCCGCAAGCCGTCGCGGATGTCTGCCTTGCCTCGGCGTGGCGTGACGAGATTGACGATGAGTCCAGACTCCTGCTTGAGCAGGCCCACGACACGATCGTGTCGCTGATGGCTCGCCTGGTGGCCACGTCGAAGATTCTCGAAGTGGTCGAAGCCGAGATGGCGTCGCATAAGTTTCCGCTGCTCGGTGATGAAGACCCGGGGATGGCGCTATGACGCTCGAACAATTCGCCCTCATCAGCATCGGCCACATCAGTCTCGCCTGCACGTTCGTGCTTGGCGTTTTGGTTGGGGTTTCACTTCAGAAGAAAAGGAATTCACATGGCTACGGCAACGAAGGAACGTCGCAAGACTGGTGGCATCACATTGAGCGCCGCCGAGCTGAAGAGTGCGCTCGCGGCTGTAAGCCCGGCTGTGCCAACAAGGGCACCAAAGCCGGTGCTGACGAACGTGCGTCTGGGTGACGGGCTCGTGACCGGCACGGATCTCGAGGTGCGGATCGACGCCGCCATCGACTACCACGGCGATGCCATGCTGCTGCCGCACGGACGGCTCATGGCGATCCTCAACGCTGCCGGCGGTGACGAGGTGACGCTGGAGCCGACGGGCGCGCAGTGCGTCGTGCGGTGCGGCCACGGCACATGGACGCTGCCCGTCGAAGACGCGGCCGAGTACCCGCTGTGGGAACCAAAGGACGCCAAGCCGGTGACGCGGCTCCCGGCTGACCAGTTTGCTCGGGCGGTGCGTGGCGTCGTGTTTGCCGCCGACCAGGAGTCCAGCCGCTACGCCCTCGGGGCCGTGCTCGTGGACGTGAAGGACGGCGTGGTCAACTTCGTGGCCACGGACGGCCGCCGGCTGTGCTCGTGCGAGATGGAGCACGACCTGGCCGTCGATGACACCACGACGCTGGTGCCGAGCCGGGTGATGCAGATCCTGGCCCGCGTCGCTGTGGCAGCCGGCGAAGACTCGGTGCAGCTGGAGGCCACGGCGAACGAGCTGCTGGCGACGATCGGCGGCACGACCGTCACGGCACGGCTGACGGAGGGGCGGTTCCCCAAGTGGCGCGACGTGATACCGAAGGACGGCGGCGAGCCGACCACGGTGCTGGCCACCGAGTTGCTGTCAGCCACCAGGGCTGCAGCCATCGTGACGAGCGAGCAGTCGAAGGGCGTGCAGTACACGTTCACGGCTGAGGGCATCCACTTGCACGGGCAGTCGGCCGAGGCCGGCGAGTCGAGCGTGACGTGCGAGATCGTGGAGGCGGGCAAGGCGTGCAGCGTGAAGCTTGACCCGGTGTTCGTGCGTGAGTGGCTCTCGGGCCTTCCGGCTGACGGCGAGCCCACGGTGAGCGTCCAGGCCACGGACGCTCAGTCGGCCGTCGTGCTTCGCACGGACACGTTCACGGGCGTCATCATGCCCCTGGCGACGGAGTGACGATGGAAAACAAGCGTGCAGTCATATTGCACCAGATGTGGACTGCTGGCGAGACTGCCGAGGCGATTGGCAAACGCTTCGGAGTCTCTGCCAGCACCGTCTGCCATTGGGCGCAGAAGTACAAATTGCCAAAGCGACAGAGACCGCAAAAGAACAAGTTTGCAGACCCGTCGCCAGAAGAGATCGAGCGACTCAAGGCTGTGCTAAAGGAACGGCACATTCAAGAGCGGATGCGGGAAGACGTGACGAACACGCAGAGCAAGGTTTCCAAGTGGCGGCGAGGGATATTTCAGCCGAGAGGTGTGGCGTAGAACGCACAGGATCAGGAGCGGCGAACCATGAGCGATGACAACACGCAGGGCGCGGCCGCGATTCAAAACACGCACATGACTGACCAGGAGATTCGCATGAGTGATCCAACGACAGCGACTCCTGGCCTGGAGGGGCCGCTGTGCTACGGATACACGCGCGACGGCGTGTGGCTGGACACCTACTACGGCTGGGTGATTCCTGATGACGCCTCCGTCGCTGATGCAGGCGAGGCGGGGCCGGCCATTGAGCGAGACAGTCAGCGATCAGCGGCACCGTCCGCTTGAGTTGACACGCATGCCATCTTCCGTTTGACCCGGCGGACACCGGGCGTTCACGGAGGATGTCTCATGCGTTTGCTTCTCGCTTGCCTTGTGGCCCTGGCCTGCTTCACGGTTGAAGCCGCCCCGACTGTCATCGTGACGGCCCAGGATCACGCCACGATCATCGCCCGTCGCGGCGTGCTCGTGCATTCGAGCTGCGGCCAGTACGAAGGGATCGGCTGCGGCTCGACGCCCGAGGCCGCTCGGAGGAACTGCTGTTTCTTCGGCAAGCGGGTGATCGTTGAGGAAGGCGTCGCCTACTCGCCGGCCCGTCGCCAGTGGTTCGCGGTGATTCGCTACCGGTGAGCCGTGGCCATCACGTTCTCAGTACCGGGCGAGCCCGTCCCGCAGCCGAGGCCACGCGTCTCGACTCGGGGCGGGTTCGCACGGGCGTATGTGCCAGCCAAGCACCCAGTGCATGCCTACCGGCAATCGCTGGCAGCAGCTGCTCGAGATGCTGGCGTCACGCAAACCGACGAGCCGCTCAGTGTTGTTATCGACGCCGTCTTTGTGCGGCCGAAGTCTCATATGCGGAAGAGCGGCGTGAAACCAGACGCACCGAGGCTTCCCAGGCCCGACGTGGACAACATCGCCAAGGCGGTGCTTGACGCTCTGCAGGACGTAATCGGCGATGACACATGCGTGGCTCGCCTGGTGGTCGAGAAGAGCTACGGACAGGAGGCACGGACTACCGTGCGGATCGGGTGAGCAACGCCAGCCTCTACCGCTACCTCGCCGAGCACTGCCAGCGGCACAAGGTGCAGCACTACCTTGAGATCGGCACCCGTGAAGGCGATTCGCTGCGAATCGTGCTAGAGAACGCCGCCGCCGATCTGCTGTCTGTCTGGGTGGCGGATCTCTGGGGCAGCGACTACGGCGGCAGCGGACGCGGCAGCCATCAGCACATCGAGCAGCTGCTGGACGATTTCAACTTCGACGGCCGCCGTGCGTTTCTCGACGGCAACAGCCGAGACACGATCCCGGCCCTGATGCCCGAGAAAGCCGAAGCGTTCGGCCTTGTGCTCGTGGACGGCGACCACTCTTACGAAGGCGGCATGGCCGACTTGGTGAACGTCTGGCCGCTCGTGAAGCCCGGCGGCTGCGTCGTGTTCCACGACATTACGCACCCGGCTCACCCCAATCTGATGCAGTGCTTTGACGAGTTCGTGGCGAAGCACAACGCGCCGCACGAGATCATCACGGACGGCTACGGCCTCGGAGTCGCGTGGAAGAAATGAACATTCCCGACCATCTCATCTATCCACTGGAGCCGTTCGCCGAGCTGTACCAGAAACGGTACGCGGAAGGCATGGCCCGGCTGGCTCATTCCAAGGTGGCTTTCGTGGGCCTAGCCCGAAACTGTGCCGTGCGGCTGGCTGAGAACCTCGGGCGGCTTGAGCACCTTGTGCGGTCGTGCAAGTCGTGGGCACTGCACATCGAAGAGAACGACAGCACGGACCAGACGCTTGAGGTGCTCCAGGCGTTCGCCGAAGCGTACAAGCAGGCCACGTTCACATCGCAGACGCTTGGCCGCGAGCACTACGGGGCCGAGTTCGCAGGACGCAGGACGATTGCCCTGGCCGAGTACCGCGACGCGTGCCAGCGGTGGGTGCGGGACTGTGCCGCCGACGCCGACTACGTGATCGTGATCGACTGGGACCAATGGGGCGGCTGGTCGCACGCTGGAGTCATCAACGGCATCGGATGGCTCGTGCAATTGCAGGGGGCCTACGGCATGGCCAGCGTCTCACTTAACGAGTTCACGATGCTTGGCATGGGCGAGGATCGCAAGCCGAAGATCGGCAAAGGATGGACGCACTACGATGCCTGGGCGTTGCGTGGAGTTGGGCAGTCTCGTTGCTACTTTGATGACTACACCGCTGGCCTTGGCGGCTGGAAGCACCAGTGGCTGCCGCCGGTTGGCTCGCCGCCCGTGCTCGTCTCGTCTGCATTCGGCGGGCTGTGCATCTACCGCACCGAAGCCTTCCTGCAAGGCACATATGACGGCGTGAAAGACTGCGAGCACGTTCCGTATCACGCAAGCGTCGCCAAGGCGACGGGCCAGCACTTGTATCTGAACCCGTCGCAACGATGCGTCATGGCTTGGATGACCGACAATGAAGGGCTGCACGGCGACCATTAGCGTCGCCGCATTCCGAGCCGATTGGCTGACGCACATGCCCATGCGGGCATTGTGCGAGCGGTGGACCATTTCCCGCGACCAAGTCATACGCCTTAAGCACGTCTGGCATCTGCCACCCCGGCACGACAGGCGACTACGGGCCAAGCCCGTGCGTCAGCGTGACCCGACGCCCCGCGAGATCGAGCAGGCCAGGAAGGAGATCCAGGCGACGTGGAGCGAGGAAGTCCGCGAGGACCGCCGCGTCATCAAGAGCCAGCCCGTGACGCTCAAGCGGATCGAGATGACCGACGAAGCCCGGGACGCGTTCGAGGACCAGGCCGGCGAGGTGCAGTGGTGAGCGGCAACGATCACGTACAGCGGCGGATCGTCGTGGAGTACGGGCAGCTGTACGCGTACTGCTACATGACTGACGGCAACGGCAAGGTGCTCGAGGAGGAGCGGTTCAAGCAGCCCTTTCGGCTCGACAAGCGGGACATCGCAGACGAGGCCGATGACTGCTACCGCAGCGTCTGGGATTGGCTGAACGACACCGTGAACGTGACGCCGCTGCAAGGGGATGAGGACGAGGAGGCAGAATCGGGAGAGGAGGACACGCCGTGACGAACTACGAAGCCACGCCCGCCGAGCTCGACAAGTACGGGGCCAACCTCAACGTCTGGCAGCAGATTCAACTGCTGTCCGCCTGGTCGCCGCTGATCGGCTACGGCCAGCGGTTCGTTAACGAGGTGGACCCGTACAAGCGTTCCATCATCGTCGGCGAAGCCTGCGAGTGGCTGGCGTCCAAGACGAAGGCCGTGACCGATGACCAACTCGTGCGGCTCATCTCGGACGTGCTGAAGACCAAGGAAGGCGAGGCGCTCGTGCGGTTCTGCCTGATGCAAGTCGAGGGCCGCAAGTGAATGTCGAACTCGCATTTCGTGCCGGTGCCCTCGCTCTGGCGGTTGCTCTCGCGGTGGCTCCCTACTGGCCGCAAATCCGAGCGGCCGCGAGTCGTGCGGTGGAGGCCGCAAAAGAAAAGGCCGGTCTCCTGACCAGGCTTGCGGCCGTCGCTCTGCTGGTCGCTGCCGCCTGGGGCAAGGTGCCGCTGCCGACGTTGCCAGCCAGCCCCTTGGCTCCCGTGGCCGTCGAGACGCCGAGTGCCGAGATGCAGACGCTAGTGCAGCCGATTGCCGATGCCCTTCGTGGTGCGTCGGCCGTGGATCGTGCCCTGTGGGCTGAAGTCTGGACCAAGGCCGCGACGGTGGCCGCTGGCGATGCCGTGACCACCGAGGTGGTCTTCACGGACACCCGCTCGCTGCGGGCCTTCACCGCTCTAGCCGTGGACATCGCCTGGCGGCGCATCGGGCAGCATGTGCCCGGCTCCAACGAATCGCTCAGGAAGGCCGTAGAGGCCGCCTACGGGTCCGCTGTTGGCACGGACGTGGTGCCGGTCACTGCGGACCTGCGGGGCCGTTACGTGGCGTTCTGTCGTGCCGTGGCGTGGGCCGGCGTCAACGGGGGCTGACGCATGGCAGAGCACGGCATGGGCTACGTCCCCGACCCGGAAGGTGCCGAAGCGTTCGTGGCAACGCTTCCGCATCCGACTCTCGCAACGGCCGGGCCGGATCTAAAGGCGGCCGACCAGGACGTGCTTCTGTACCCGGCCCTGCTGGCGTGCGACAGCAAGTGGCGTCGTGGCTCGCAAGGTTCAGTGGGTAGCTGTGTCGGCTGGGGAAGCAGCCTTGCGGTAGACGTGCTGGCTGCGTGCGACATTCACTGGCGGAAAGAGCCGGAAGCCTGGCACGGCCGCACGATCGAAAGCAGCCTGTACGGCTTCTCCCGCGTCGAGGCTCGGGGCCAGCGATCCAACACCGGAGGCGACGGCAGCACGGGCTTTCATGCCGCGAAGGCGATCCGTGATTTCGGCTGCCTTCACTACGGCGTTGATTACGGCGGCTTAGTAATCCGTGAGGATAATAAGCAGGCCCGGGATCGTGAGTGGGGCCGCAACGGCGTGCCCGACGCGCTCGAGCCGTTCGCCAAGGAGCGGCGGTGCTCAGAGACCACGCTGGCCACCAACTTCAACGAGGCGGCGGCCGCCATCAGCAACGGCTACCCGGTTGTCGTGTGCAGCGGCCAGGGCTTCAGCATGAGCCGGGACGATGACGGCTTTTGCAAGGCCGGCGGCGTTTGGTGGCACTGCATGTGCCTGAT